TTGCGTATCAAAATACTGATTTTGACCCTATCTTATTGCAAGTCTATAATAACGTTAGAGCTCAATTGCCACTTGGTCAAGTTTCGCATCCTCAGTTATAAACTGTTTATTGCATGTGCAAACAAAATCACAGTTTTTAATGGAAACTTCTCGACTAAATTTTTAGACTAATCTAAAAAAAAAGTTTATTGTTATTTCACTATGTTAGGCGGCTCTGTATGCGCCGCCTAACTTAAATTTAAATCAATATGCCAGCTCCTGTAATAGCCGCCCTTGGCGGTCAATTAGCAAGTGCCGCGATAGGTATGGGTGCACAAAGTGTTGCAAATGCCCAGCAAAATCGGCAAAATATCAATTATTACAATATGCAAAGAGCTGATGCTCTTATAGATAAACGTATTGATAATGAATACAATAGCCCAGCCGCTCAAATGAATCGCCTTAAAATTGCGGGCATTAGTCCTCATGCTGCGAGTGGTCAAAGTATACTCTCTGCATCTGCATCTCAGCCAACGCGTGGCACTCAAATGGCAAATGCTCCTGCAGCGTATCAAGTTAATAACGCAACTAACGCAATGCAAATGAAATTAGGTCTGGAACAGTTGCGAAATATGCAATTGCAAGCAGAAAAAACCATTGCAGAAACCGAAAGTGTCCGTGCCGATACAGACAACAAACGCCTTGAATATGGCGCAAATAGTTCTTTGTGGGATGGTAGTTCGTTAAAGGTGTTAGATAAAAAACGTATGTTGGAAGTTGATGAAGCGATGTCTCGTATTAATACACAGAATCAACAAAGTCAGAAAACCGCATATGAAACTGAACATGTTAAAGAGTCCACACGTGGTCTCCGTACATCTAATGAACTATTGGAAATGCGTAAAGCGTTTGAAAATCAAATGTTAAGCGGTAACGCTACCTTGTTAAAATCGCGTATAGCGGGATTAGATTTGGATAATTATAGGAAAAAGCAAGAAAATGTATACGTTCCTCAAATTGCGCGTTTACACGCGCAAAAATTAGGATATGATACAGAACTTACAAGACAACAGGCGCAAATGTTAGACACTTTACCTCCCTCGGTTCGTTATGTTATTGAGCGCATTGGGGGACCAGCAATGATTGCAACAATATTAAAAATGTTAACAAAATAATGTGCCACAATCCGCAAACTAATAGAAGCGGTTTTATTTATTCATGTGGTAAATGCAGTCAATGCCATGACAAATATATTAGGCAATGGGTGTTCCGTTTACAAAGACAACAACACGAGACACCCAATTGTCTATTTATTACTCTTACATACGATTACAATCATATCAAGATGAATAAAGGTAAATTTACACTGCATAAACCTGATTATCAATTATTTATGAAAAGGTTACGTAAAGCGATGCCAGATAGAGAAATTAAATATGTGCTCTGTGGTGAGTATGGCTCTAAGCAAGGTCGTCCTCATTATCATGCTATTATGTTTAACGTAGAAATGCAAGACTATCAAACTATATTAACCGCCTGGGGTAATGGTCATGTGCATGTGGGTTCTGTTACGCCTGCAAGTATTGCTTATACGTTCAAATATGCGGTAAAAGGTGATATAAAAAGTAGAGATTGGCGGCAGGCAAAACCTTTTGTCGCTATGTCTAAAGGTATAGGCGAAACATTTGCTTTTAATATATCGTATAATAAGACTACAGGAGTTGACAAAAACGGCAATAATTTTGTCCGTTACGCTAAAATAAGGCAAAATAAGCCACATTTTCAAAAAAAGTTAGATACATTGTTGCAACAGCCTTATTACACTATTCCAAATCAAAATGGTGGTGTTGTTAAAATGTCTGTACCAAAATTCTATCTGCGTTCTGCCAATTATGATACTGCCCAGTTGGGTGAACTGTATGCGGATGTAATACAAAAAAAATATAGTATGTTATCAGATGCAAAGAAAGACGCTATATTTAAGCGGCAAGAAATACAAAGAAAATATGCTGTTTTACAACAAACGGCTGATAGAAAATATTCTGTTAGTAAGGAGATTATGTAGTTTGTCGAAAAAAAATAAATAACTTATATTCTTTAACATAAATTGCACTCAGAAAACAGGCAGTTAAAAACTGTTTATTGCATGTGCAAACAAAATCACAGTTTTTAATGGAAACTTCTCGTTTATCTTTACGTTCTTACGAAAAAGAACATTGGACAATTTATGATGGTGAATTAATCCTTATTATGTTTGCGCGAGATACGCCTTATAAATTAGTATTAGCGATTTTTATTGCTGTTCAGGATTTTTACGATGTTTAAATGCTGACAGCAATGTACACACAAAATATTGCGTATAGTTCTCCGTAGGAGGTCTTTACGGAATATTTTGGGGGGGGGGGGTGGGGGCACCCCCCCACATGTACGAAATAAGTATAGTATTTTATCACAATTTAAATAACTTGTTATTATGACACAAGAAGCACCATTCACGGCAAAATATGCGCGTGTTACTCAGTTCCTTGATGCTGACAGCAATGTGACATTACTAACTGAATTGGGACCAAAGGAATCCCCTATAGGGAAATTTGGTTTTCCGTTTCAGAGTGGCGTTGTCCCCCGTTGGCAATCATCAAAACCTGTTCTCACTGTTCCCGACTTAGCGGATAGTATAGAACAAATGTTAGCGCGTCGCGCTGCTGGAGTGCCCGAAACATTCGCGGCGCGCACTCAGCGTATTTATCCAACCGACCCAGCAACAATTAAAGAGGCTGGACAAGTGTTGGAAAGTCTTAAACAATCGGCAGAGGTTGAACTCCAAGCAGTTAATGCTCAAATTGAATTGAGCAAACAAGAAGCCGCAAAAGCGGCAAAAGAAGCGGCAAAAGAAGCGGAGTTATTTCAAGCGTTTAAACAAAACCAGTTCAATCACTTACCTGATGGTTCTGTAAATTTGAACAGGGGCTAATATATCCTTGATTATTATTAGCCCGTTGACACCTAACAAGGTGGCAACAAAAAAAAGTTATAAAATGAAATACAAACCAAAGTCCACGTTATTTTTTAACAATCAAAATTTCAATTTAAAATGAAAATTAAAGCTATTAATCGTGGTTTTACCACAGTACGGCAGTCTATGCCTAAATCAATGAAATTTCAAAAACTTAAACGCGGCGGCTCACGTATTACATGATGACAAAAAAAGCGTTTGAAACTATGAGTGATGAAGATATAGAGGAGCGCATCAAAAAATATCAGCAAATTATAGATATTTATAGAGATGAATTATTTCGGCGTTCTCCTCTTTTCATTACTATTGAAAAAACATTTTCTAATAATTTAAATATTCCTGCTAAATGCGAGATATGCTTCAACAAGTAGACAACTCTCTACTTATTCCCGTTCCAAATAAAAGTTATCACAATTTGGATTCGGAAACAATAACGACAACGTCGTTTGGTAAATTAACGCCTATATTCTGTATGGAAACGGTCCCAGGTGGTTCTTATGATATTAGTAATGAAACATTGTGCCGTTTCATGCCTTTATCTTCTCCCGTCATGCACAAAATGACAATTAAGACACATTATTTTTATGTGCCTTATCGCCTTTTGTGGGATAATTGGGAAAATTTCATAATGGGTCGCAAAGACCCACTTACTGGTTTAGACCCAGTTCATCCGTTTTTTCGTCGTGAATTGTTGACAAAAAATGCGACTAATGGCAAAACTATTCCAGAATTGGGCGACTATTTTGGCTTTCGTCCAGGTGCCAATATTACAGCGGAAGATATGAATTTGAATCCGTTTGCGTTTAGTGCTTATCAGATGATATATAATTGGTACTATCGGCATAAAAGTGTCAAAGAAGAATATCCTTATAAATTAGAAGATGGCGAAATAGCCCCTTTGGATTTAGAGGAAATTTATTCGGTTTTGCGTCAAATTACTTTTGAAGACGATTATTTTACTTCTTGTTTGCCTACCCCCCAAGAGGGTGCACCCGTTTTTGTTGATTCAGATGCTCAACTTGTTTCAAACAAGCCAGGTATAACGGGGGTTTATGCTTCTACAGGTGCTGGTGGAGGTGCTTGGAGCATAACACCCGTTCTTAATGATAGCGCTAACGTAAATGATGGTGTTTTGGATAATTCTCTATTTGCTCGTACTCGTATATTAGTAGAGGAAATCCGTCGTGCTGCTAAATTACAACAATATGTAGAATTGCAAAACCACGCAAAGACATATATTGATTTTCTTAAAGCCCATTACAATGTAGATTTACAAGACTATCGTTTAGGCATTCCAGAGTATATTACAGGCTTTAGCCAGCCCATTATGATTTCTGATGTTACAAATCAGTCAGATAATTTTCAAGGTCGTATTACTGGACAAGCAAATAGTTATGCTACATCAAAAAAGGAAACGTATTTTGCTCGTGAACACGGATTAATCATTGGTATTGCTGCTGTTACCTACAAGTCGAAATATAATGATGCATTGCCCAAAATTCATACAAAAACGGGTCGTTTTGATTATTTTACGCCAATATTCGACAATTTGGGCGAACAAGTTGTTAAAAACGGAGAAGTAATTGCTGAACATCTTCACCCAAACGAAGCGTTTGGTTATGTTCCTCGGCATCATGAATACCGTAGTTCTTTTGATATGATTACAGGCGAAGCAAAAACAAGTTTCGCGCATTGGCATCTCGGACGTGGTTATATAGCTACTGCAGGTTTGACAGAGGATTGGTATGACGTCATAGACGATAGGCGTATTTTTGCGTATCAAAATACTGATTTTGACCCTATCTTATTGCAAGTCTATAATAACGTTAGAGCTCAATTGCCACTTGGTCAAGTTTCGCATCCTCAGTTATAAACTGTTTATTGCATGTGCAA